TATTTCTCTCTTCAAATTTATTATATCTTGTTTTAATTTTAAGATTTCACTATTTTTACTATTTTCTAATCTAGATATTTCATTTGATTGCTGTGATATTATTTTTTGTTGTTGTTTGAGTGTTTTTTCTAATTTGTTATTTTTACTAAGAAGATTTCCCTTTTTATTATTCTTTTCTTTCATCCAATTATTATGTTTCCTTGTTTTAAAATGATTTGAAATACTTACTCGACCTTTATAAGGTTTTATTCTATTCTCACTACAAGGACATTTTATACCTATTCTCATATTTAAATTTGATGGTAATTTGTCTATAAAATTTCCATTATCATCTGTTCCAGGTTCATATGTTTCTGGTTGAAGTGCTATAACATTCGTTGATGGTTGTTCCATTTTAAGTCGATTTATAATAATATATGAAAGTTATTATAAATCAATTTTTTAATAATAAATTATTTCTTATAGAATTTCCTTTATATTTTAATATATCTAATTCCTTTCCATCTGTTTTAAAACTATCCTCACCATATACATCTTGTAATAGTAACCATTCAAACATACCACCTGTGTATACAAAAATATTATAAAATCCTAAATTTATAAGCTGATTATATTTCTCATATATAGATTCATCTGTTGGATTTAATCCATAAATAATAATAACAATTCCTTTGTTATAATCACTTATTAATTTATTTATTATTCTCTCTTCATCTGAAATTCTAATCGTATTTTTTATAAGACAATGTTGAAATCCTTCATTCATTGTATTAATTATTACAGCTTTATTTGATACATAATATTGCATGTCTTCAAAATTTATTTTTTTAATACTTTGTTTATTTCCCATAATAGATGTATTAAAAAAATAAATATTATTTAAATATTTATCAATCAAATCTTAATACTATTTTCACATTCTCTTTATAAATATTCTTAGTTGCTGATATTGATAATTCTTCTCTCTTTTTTCTTGTTTTCTGATTTTTATTAATACTTTTCTTTCTCTTTGAAATACTATTTCTATTATTCATATCATGTTCTATTTCTGTGTAATTTTTTTCTATATATTCTATTACTTCTTTCTCGAACGCCCATTTGAAGAAATTTAATTGACCTATCGTTGTTTGTATTGACTGGTCTTCATTATATGGTATTGTGATTCTATCCCATCTACAAAAGGGATCAAATCTCTTTTTTGAATATGCTTTTAACCCTAATTTATAGGATATATGAACTTTAAATCTATTACCATCTCGTAATGTATATATTGTATTATTTTTCTTTGAATAATTTGTTACAAACCAATCTACTAATCTTAGAGAGATTTTTGAATTTCCATTTATAATTGAAAGCATCTTTTCCAAATTTTTCTCTTTTTTATAATATGCTAATAACTTATTTAATAATAAACTATTTTGTGTTGTATAAACTTGTTCCATTTTAAGTTTGATAAATTATTTATATCTATTATTTTAAATACTTATAATTCATAAAATATTATTTACTTCTTTATTATTTTTAATTTCTTTGTAAATTCGAATTTTTCTTTATCCATTCTTCTTCTTTTAAGATTACAACATAAACAAGCTATAATTGTATTTTCATTACTATGACATTTATCATTATCTATTCTATCTAACGTCCATTGTAATGGGTCTCTTACGATTCTATAAATTACCTTCACATGTTTATCACAGTATTCACAAGTAAGTGATGAATTATGTAATTTTTTTACAACTTCATTTAATTTAATGAGAGATAATTCATTAAAAAAATTTCGTTTTATATCTTGTTGTTTATAACTATTTATTTTTCTCTCTAATTCCGATATACATTTTGTTTTTAAGGTATCATCTTTCTCATCTACTATATTCTGTATCAATTCTATTTGTCTTTCATGACATATTGTATTTTCCAAAGCATTTATTCTAACTCTTTTCTTTTTTTCTACTGTTAAGTTATCTATATTGTTTTTACCTGTAATTATTATTTTTTTAGACATATATATAATAGTTTTTAATAAAAAATATACAAAATAACAAACATATAAAGAATGTAGAGAACGACTTATGATAATATATTAACAAAAATAAATATAAATATAATTTCTAATAAAATAGGTTAAAATTACATTGTTAATATATTATAATATCAATGGCAGACCTTGAATTAAATAAAAATGAAAATATTATTATAGACAATAATTCTAGTATAGAAAGAGAAACATCTAGTAGTCCAAAGGAAACAGAAAATAAAAATGATATTATATGTCCTGAATTAAAAAATATTGAATATCAAACAATGTTAATGAAGGGTATTGAATTAAAAGTTAATCATAGTGCCGCAATATATAAACCTGATGAATTAGATAGTTTCCTTGAAAATAAAAAGAAAACAATAAAGAAGATTTCTTGGAGTAAGTTAGATAAAACTCAAAAAATTAGAAAATTAAATGATTTTATTGAGAGATATTCAATAGAAAATGAACTTTCTATTCAAGATAAAGAAGAATTGAAAAAATTTATTAAGGTAAGTTTAAATCGTAAAAAATTACAAAGAGTAAAAGATGTATCTTATGACAAAGATAAGGGTATTATTAATTCAATACCATTACTTGTTTTTAATAAAGAAACTCATAAATTTACTCTTAAAAGTAGTAAAAAGAAGTCTACAAGTAGTTCTTTGGGATTGGGAAATAAGTTAAAAAATAAGAACAAAACTACTAAAAATAATAAAAATAAGAATAAAAATTGATTATAAAGAGATATAAGTAATATATATTAACTAATGAATAATGTTGAGGATTTCGATAACTCTGCCGAGGTCGATTCAATTCCGATTGATGAATATTATGAACTACTTGAATCAGGTGGTGCATTAATTGAAGATTTTATCAATAAAAATATAATGATTTTTATCGAGAAAGATTTTGAAAAAATTATTTACACACATGTATTTGAAAACTTAAAAAGTCAATTACTTTATTATAACAAGTTAATTAATGATGATAGCGATGAAATAATTAAAGATATTGTAGATGAAACCATGGATATTTATTTCAAACACGTAGCTCCTAATCGTTGTAATGGTCCAACTTATATTTTAGATAAGGATGAAATTAGATATGATAAGAATGTATTAAAAAATACACTTGACTATTTAAAAAGTATTCCACAAGAACCACAAAGAACACCTGGATGGTATGAATTTAGATACAAACATTTTACAGCAAGTAGTATTTGGAAAGCGTATTCTACACCAAGTAATCAAAATCAATTGATTTATTCTAAATGTAAACCTTTTGACGCAACTAAATATAGTGGTTTTGTAAATATTAATTCACCATTACATTGGGGGCAAAAATTCGAAGAAGTATCAGTAAAATGGTATGAGGTAAATTATAATACAAAAATAGATGAATTTGGTTGTATACCACATAAGGATATAAAGTATCTTGCTGCTTCACCTGATGGTATTAATACAGACATTAATTCACCTAGATATGGAAGAATGCTTGAGATTAAAAATATATTTAATAGAGAGATTGATGGAAAACCTAAGAAAGAATATTGGGTTCAAATGCAGATTCAAATGGAAGTTTGTGATTTGGATGAGTGTGATTTTCTTGAGACAAGATTTAAAGAATACGAGACATTCGAAGATTTTGAAAAAGATGGAACATTTACTAAAACAGAAGATGGTCGTGATAAAGGTGTATTTATGATGTTTCAAAATAGTGAAGGTAAACCATATTACATTTATCCAGAATACGGTATATCAGAAGATTGTTTCGAGGAATGGGAACAAAAAATGATGGAAGAAAATAAAGATAATACATGGATACAAAATATATACTGGCATTTAGATGAGGTTAGTTGCGTTTTGGTTTTGAGAAATAGGTTATGGTTTAATAAAACAAAACATATATTAGATGAAACATGGGAAACAGTTATTAGAGAAAGAGTGACTGGATACGAACATAGAGCACCAAAAAGAAGAATAAAGAGAAATAAAGATAAAGAAAATATAATTGTAAAAAAAACAGGTTGTATTATAGATATTAAAAGATCTAATACACCTCCTACACCTTCTGTTATTGATGATGAAGTTGATGAATTAGATGTTACTGATATATCTAATGCCTTCGAAATACCTATAGTTCACAAACAAAAAGAGGAATTCGAAAATAAACCAAGAGAGAAAATAAGTAAGAAAAAAAATAAAAATACAAAGAAAGTTATAATATTTGATTTG